GTGTATAAGAGACAGCTTCAGACCCTGTACGAAATCTTCCGGGCTACCAGCCTGCTGGTTACGGAGCAGTTCTTTTAACCCCTTGCCCTTCCCCCCAATCTGTAGAAGTTGTTCTGCCTCTTTAATAAACTGCCCCATGGCCGACACCGGGAGCAAAGCAATATTCTGGCCTATAAATCTTATCGCCGTGGATGCTGCCCCTGTAGGCAGTTTCCCCTCCGGTAAAGTGGTTGTCACCCCTTCGGAAGATATATTTTCCATTATCTGTCGAAAGCCCCCAGAGGGTAGCTCCGCAAACCCTAGATGTCTGCCAATTAAATTTACAAGTCCCGCAGCAACGTCTCCGGGTAAGTCCAGTATGTCGGCTATCCCGGCATTAAGCGTTTGCACGGCATTGGTGAACGTCAGGGGTATTTCATCTCGAGGGTCGCCCTCAGACAAGTCCCCGAGAAGCCTAGCCCGTTCCTCTTCCTGCGTCTCCCTTATTTTTGGGTGTGTTGCCGCTGCTGACACAACTGTAGAGGGTTGTCCCGACCCCCCAATGTGGGCGGTAACATCTCCTCCACCGTCTACCATTAACGGAGGTGTCTCCGTTGCCGTTGCCTCTGGATTAACTTCCAAGGGTTTCGCAGGGGGTATTAAGGTTCTCTGCTGACCAACTGGAGACTCTTCTTCAAATCCAGTTGTAAACCCTTCGGACATATCAACTTCGTCCATCTCCTTCATCTCCGCCAGTAAACGCTTTCGTTCATCGGCTTCGCTTTCAGGGTTCCCGGTCGGAGTATCTGGTAAAATAACGCTCATTTATTTTTTCTTCTTATTTGTTTTCTGTTTTTTGTATATATGTAGCTGTCTTAGAACGTCAGTGGGTAGCTCACTACGCTCCTTATCAGATAGACTGGCGTTAAACTTCAACGCTCTGTCCTTACCGAGCTTCCTTACCGCCGTGGGTGTCTGCACTTCTTCAATAGGGATGAGATGATCGAACGAGAACATATTCATGCGGGACTTCATCTCGATCAACTGACTAGCCTCCCCCACGAGGCGGGTCTCGTCTTCGAACTCTATATTTGTTCTTTGCAGCGCCTTCTGGATAGACCCTAGTTTCTGGTCTATAAACCCTCTCATAACTTGTAATTTATTGAACGCCTGTCTGGGAGAATTAAACACTTCCGGGCCGGGGTACATCGTCTGGATAAGTTGTTGCTCTCTAACAGCAAACCTAGGACTTAGGGATACTAGCCGTACGACGTCCCTCGCTATCAAGGAGAATATTAACCTCGCCTGCGTGACTTCCTTATTTTCCAGAAAACCTAATCCGGGCACCTGCGCCACCGTGGCCCCGGCAAGAGCCTCTAACGCCGACCTCATACCAGTGGCATCTTTTATACTTAGCTTTGTAGGTATGCCATTCACCACATACGTCCCATCTAGTGGGAGGTTTCGTATATCCTCTATTACTTGAGCGTTGGTGGCTGCTACGCTGTTAGCATCCCTAATGATTGTTTTATCTGGGATAAGAGCCTCAGAGTTATCAGAGTCTCTTATCATATTCTGTACTTGGGATAGCCCTGTCACGAGTGTGGGTCTCTCGTCTTCCGGTATGTCCATCCATGCCATGCGGACTGCCTGACCTATGCTATTAGCTTCCCCGGATTTTAGAAACGACTCTGCGTTATCTACCAACTCGCCAAGTATCTCCGCTCCCCCGTCGATAAGTTTCACCCGCCCATCCTGTTGAATGGCCTCTACATATCTCTCGGCTAAAGTACGAATGGAGTTTGTGGCCTTTGAGTCTACGGCGAAGGGTTCCGAAAACTTATTAACATCTAACACAAGTTTCTCCTGAATCTTGGCAACGGCGGCTGTCGTACCTTCATCCAAACCCTTTTCCGTAGGGTTTCTTAAATCCGCATTACCAGTAGCGACGGCGAGTAGCGCTTTTTTCTCCGCATCCTCTGACAACCCGAGGGTCTTGATAAAAGCTATGTTCTTTTCATCGGCGTTTTTCTTCACCCCGGAGAGGTAGGACGCTTTAAGCTCAGTTTTTTGCTCTGCGGATATATTTAAACTCTCTATCCCTTCTATCCGTTCTTTGACCTCGCTCATCTTCTCAGGCACCAGTCCTGCTAGCATTTCCAGCCTGTTAGGGGTTAACTGCATATTGTGGTCTTTCATAAACTGTACGGTTTCTTTGCGTTTCTCGGCGTCGGTTTGTGTGCCTTTAGGCTTACTTCCGGGTATTAACGACCACGCCCCCTTAGTCGAATCTTCTGGGTCTGCAATGTACTGAAAAGATCCACCGTCTGTTTTTGTAATATTTTTCGATGGGTCGTCCGTGCCGGGGACTAAGGCTCCCGTTCCATCATCTCCCCCCTGTGTGTCCCATAAACCCCGTCCGCTTTTCAAATCCACATATCGGCTCATGGATTTTGTTTTCTCTTGCGCTTCAACTGACGCTTTCGCTGCTATCTTCCCGTCCAGAAGTTCCTTAAATTTTGCTCTCATAGTATCCGTACTTAGATACAGTCTGGCTGCGGGGTCGTTAAGAGCAGCTTCGGCAGCCGTGTAGTCCCCTGTTGAATAAGCGGTGGTGTACTTAAAAAGCACTGCGCCTTCGTTCGCTTTCTGAAACATCTCGTTGGCTTGCGTCGTCCCCAGCAGTAAGCGAGTGTCTTTGTCGATTTGTTCGTTTTCTTTTAACCACCCAACAATATCATTCTTATGACGGCTCTGTGAGGATTTATAACTTCGGTCAACGAAATCAACGTACTCCTTGTTCTTTAAATCCTGAAGTGTCTTGGCTACGGCGGAGCCTTGTATATTTTGTTTTGCCTCTAGTTGACGCTCGAGTTTTTGCTTGGAACCCGCAGACATTTCCATTTTATTCACTTTTTCCATGGTTGTGTCTATTAGCTTTTGTGAGTCCATCTTGTACTGGTCAACCTGCGAAAGTCCGGGGCCGGAATGAATTCTGGTGTTTACCTTGCCCGCCATGGTCTGGAACTGGACGTCTGTCTCACTTAGCACTGCCCCTATCTCGACTTCCTCGTTCCGTATTTTCTGCCTGAGCGCCTCGGCGTCTGCCGCTTTTTGCGCTCGTGATATATCCTCAAGACTTTGGTTCCCTGCGTCCTGTAGTCTCTTCCCTGTTGACAGCAATCCGGGGACTCCACCGTTGCCATAAAAATCGCTCGGCAGATTAGGGCCACCTGCTACCCCCGGATCATTAGCTACGCCAATTTGTTGGCTAGGTGCATTCGGGATTTGCTGGGTTTTTCGGTTACGGTTCGCCCCGGAGTTTGGGTTCCTTGAGAATTCTTTACCTAAATTGACTGCCATTTTATGTCCCTTTTATGAAAATGCGCTGGCTGTTTTATAAGCACCGGAGAATAATTCTCCGCCAGCGCGGGTAAAGCTGTTAGCTTTGGCGTTACGACCCTGCGCCCCGAATAGTCCGGCTTGGGATCGTTGGTTTAATACTGTTTGTTGCAGGCGGTTCGCATTGACGCTACCTTCGTTACGCAGTCGTAATGCGTTTAATTCCGTCTCCCCCTGAAAATCTGAAGACACTGCCAATGGTGCGCCTAAACTCGCCACAACGTTTGTGTCCCCCATCAGTGACCTGCGAGACCCGAACAGATCAGACTGCTGTCTACGATAATCTTCTTCGTTGGAAGCCGCAGTCTTTATCGCTCTGTCTCGTTGCTGCCCAGCAATTATAGCGTTGTTGTTCGCCACTTGCGACTGGAACGCAGCTTGGTTCGCTGCTTGGTTCCCACCTTGGATCGCTCCGCCTACGCTCATAACTGTACCGACGGCAGAGAGGAGAGCCATGTTAGCGGTCAAAGCACCTACCGAGAATATAGAGGTTGAAACCGCTCCTGCGGCTGTAGTCCCTGCCAAGGTAGTCCCTCCCACAGCAACAGCAGCGCCGAAGCAGTCCACCTTCTTTTCAAATAACTCATTTATATCATCAATGTCTAATAGCATACTTCTTATCCTTTTCGGTGTTGTAGACGAAGTGGCCCATGCCAAATGGAACGTCGTCTCTTATACACGCCTTTTTAATATGTTCTATCCATCTAGGGTCGCACGGCCGTTTATACCCCCATGTCTCTGGCACTGCGCCAACGTGGTCTATTCCCTTGAAGCTGACATTAGGACTGAAAGCCCCTAACATTGGTGCGATAGACACCGCCTTGGTTTTAGCGGGGACGGCCTTCAGTGCGTCAAGTCTCCACTCGTATTCACCAGATTCGATTGCAACGGTTACACAAATATTGGCGCCCCATTCAAAGTTCATGGATAACTGTGATAATCTCTTAATTCGTTTAGTACCTACGGAGAAGGTGTGCCAATGAGCCTTGTTCATTATCTCAAATACTCTTCGCTGAAAACTCAAAGATACGTCAAGATGAAATAAATCTGACCCAAACGCCACTTCGTAGTGACTGGGTTCAGGATTCATCGTTGGTTCTTCTAGTATTTCAGGGTGTTCCACAGGGCTGTAATTTTTCCCTTCCTCTAAGTGTTCCCAGTAGGATGGACAACTATTACATCCGGGGGAGAGACGAAAACAACCTGTGACTATGGGCCAGTTAAGAACTTTATCTGGGGTCATCATATATTCCAAGCCCTTTTCAGTTTTGCGTAGTGAACATACACTAGTCCCGTCTTTCCTTGAGCTATGGCCGTTGTTGGATTAGCCATGATAGCCATCGTTAATCCTGTAGCTTTGGGGTCAACATTTTCAACATCTATTAAAGCGACATCACCCGAATTAGCAAATGAAGGATGTATTTCGGGGTACCCCATGTCTTTCCCTATCATTTCGGCGGCCTCTTCTAGCCCCCCTCCAGCAAACTTTTTTAATATAACAAATGCTTGCTTCCGTGTAGCATATTTTCCCCTAAAAAAGTGTGCGGGGTCTGAACCATTTATTGCTTGAATTGCGTCTGCCGCAAAAAGTGTGCAATCTGATTTACCCCATTGTAAAGGAGTAGAATCACGTTCAGTTATAAAGTTAATTAATCTATTGGGCCAATCAAAGTATCGACTCATATGCCGTATCTATTGTAACCGTTAAATAACCTATTTGGAAGCATTAATCTTGACTTCCGGAGCTATGGCAAGCAAAGTAAAAGGAGCGGGGTCGTCACTCTCCACAAATATCCGAGGGTCGGTCGCCCAATCCCCTTCAAATTCTACAAATAACTCCCCTGTGTACAGAGGGGTTGCTGAATCCATTTCATCTGACACTTCTCTAAAATCATTTTTGTCCAGCGCAACAGTATTATCCGGGCCGTATTCAAGTGTGTGGCTATTTAAAACAACAAAGGTTATTCCGTTAATTCGTTTTGGTCGGCCTAAAGAAGTTCCTGCTTGGTTTCCGCCTTCAATTTTTAAGGTTTTCAGTTTGTGAGTGTATGATAGCCCTATCTGAACGTGAGTAGCAGCCACGTCTAAAGTTATGCTCCCGCTTGAAACCGTCTTATCTGCTTGAATTGCATTGTCAGCCCATATTTTAACTGTCTCTCCTTCTAAATGGGACAGCCCTGTTATGGTCGAGGCAGATGATCCATCATAAGTAATGCCACAATCACTGTAAAGTGCATCGTTGGCGTCCTGATCGTCTTCGTAGTCCCGTTCTAAAAATTCTATATAACGTACGGTAGCGGAGTTTATAGTTCTCTTAACCTGAACCCAAACCTCGTCTCGAGCAGAGGAATCATGTACCTGTCCCGCTCCGTTAGTTCCGGGTATGACTGCTACACTTTCGACGACTGCCGCACCTGTGGAAAACGAACCTCCCAGTATGTGTCTACTCCATCCGACAACATCTTCTTGTCTGCGAAAAGTCATTGCAGGAACTTGACCATCCCCTCTGACAACCCAGACTTGGGAGTCAGGTTCTTCAGCGTGATCCATTTCTACTATACCGCTTTGCGTAACGTGTTGTGCGAGACGAGTCATGTCAAAAGCTTGGTACCCATCAGTTTCAAAAGTAAACCCAAACTCTCTTATTTTACGTTTAGCTCTTTGGGCAAAAAGTACTATATTATCTACCCGTACAGGAGTAACTTGTGCAGACCCGTGTGTAGTCTGCCGTCTTACCGTAATGTCGGATGGCGTTATTACCGACCCTGTGGAGGAAGGAATCCACTCCCCTCCTGTTGTGCCAATTGATAAAGTATCCTCTCCCGCTGACATCCAACGAATAGCATTGACGTTATCAGCACTGATAGTGAAATCAAGACCATCGTCATCCTGAACTGTACCATCAAACGTACCAGTTGTCGGGTCACTATCCGGGGAGTGGTTTTCAAAATCAGCCGTTTGGGAGGCCCAGAATGTTTGAGGTTGATCCGTATTTCCGGCAGAATATAACCTTTGCTCGAAGAACGCGGCTGTTGATGGGTACCCTGTGGTCGTTGACCAAGAACCTAATCTCCACTTAGTTTCGGCTGCGGTACTGGTAACCGTTCTTTCTATATCAACGGTACAAACGGTGGTGCTGGTTATATCAACTATAACACCCCACCCCCAGTTAATAGTGCCTTCATCGGTTAAACGAAAAGCGCGGCCTATATCACTGGACTTGAATCCTTCTCCGTTATTAATTCCTTTTACCGACGAAGCAGTCAAAGTAACTCCCAACCCAGTAGCGGCAGAGCAGGTAAATGTAGTGTCTGTTGAATTTTCCGGCATCCACGGGCCATCCTGCCACGGGACTTCGACTAGCGACCAAGTGGTATGCCCCCGTCTTTCGAGTCTATATGTGGGATACGATTCGTGGAACATATACAAAATATCAGCCGATTGTGGGCCTTCAATTTCGTACAAATGGGTCTCGCCATAAGGAGTATTTAATTCTACCGGGGCGTTATCCAGTAGCGCTACGTTATCTATTTGAACAGTCTTACCGAGTTCGTTATGAAAGCGGATATAGAAATTTGCGGCGGTAGCTATAAAGGAATAGCAATGATAACCAACTTCAGCGATAAACCCATCTACCAACTCAACACCACCAGAAGATGTTCCAACACTAAAAAACACATAATCTCCGGGGGCGCCTATTACTTGAAACTGTAAAACGTGTTCCAAAGCGGAAGAGTTGGTAACCTGCTGTTCTCCTTCGGCCTCTGTGGTGCCGTTGGAGACAAGGCTCATTCTACTATTTGTTGAATCGTGCGCCATAGAAGAGCCAGCGCCGGAGTTATCAGTCCAAGAACTAACGCCAGAATTGAACGTACCATTGGTTATACTCGCTGTAATATTGGGGACAGTAATCTGCCCTTGATCCCTAAAAAACCTAAAATTGTAATCCCCCATTTCTATTATATAACTTTGTGTCGTAGAGAACTCAAACTTTTTAAGTCGTGATTTCACTGTTGCGCCAGTTTTTGTAGGAGCAACATACCGCGTTCCTGCTCGACGAGCTACGCCACCTTCAGGAAGGGCAACAAAATTCTCGAGCGTCTCCACGCCGCTAGGGTATTTATTAAAATCAACCCGAGCCGCAAGTCTGGGGGAAAGTTCCCCCGTGTTCATCGAAGGGGTTATAGGGTGTATTTTAGGCATTAATGAAACCCGTTGCGGGAATTAGCCCATGAGCCTCTTGGTCGGGGCACCGGGAAAGACCCTTGTGCGTCTATAGATTTTGCTTTGCCGAGATCGCGGTCAGCCCTTTTAGATAGTTGATCCTCCAATACATTGGAATTGGCTAGGGTGATTGATACGTCTCGAGCAAGCGCTGAAGACAACGCAACCCGAAACGACGCTGGCATTAAATTAGGATTCTGCTCCCGGTAGGTGTATGTCATGTACACGTCGGAAGAGTTTGTTGAAATTACGTTTTGCGACGCGACTTGTTCATGGCGATAATTTAACGTGCCAACGGCAGCGTCATTATCGTGTACAGAAATGGTATACAACCAATCCGCTGGTAACGCATACGCATTGTCAAAACCAAATGTAGGGGGTGTAGTTGAGGCCGCTAATTTAACTCTTTTAGTGGCGAAGTTCCACGGGAATTCAAGAAGAGAATCTCGCACTTCGTCAAATATATCATCAATAGCATTAGCGTTTGGGGTGCCTTGGGTGCGACTTGTTATTCTCGTACCCCCTACCAGTCTTAGGGCGAGATTTGCGATACTGGTTTCACTTGCCATCTAGCACTCCTTAATATACTGGGATAGGTACGTCTCCACGAGCCACCGAGTGCGCTCGTTCTTTGTTGCTGCACTCCGCAATACACTTTCCGTCCGACAAGATGGAGTACATCTTTTTACCGAAATTGTATTTTACAGTACCTTCGCCCTGTATAAATTCTGGGGCTATTTCTTTTTTCTCCTCGGGCAAATCTTTGGAATTTTTTCGAGGGAAGACAATGACCTTACTACCAAGAGGGTGAAACTCAACTCTATCAGCTTTCTGGTCGGACATAACTTCTATAATAATTCCTTCAGCAAATGAACGGACTCGACCATCTCTAACTTCCAGTATTCTGATAGTGTCTCCGGCCATAAAATTGCCAGCTAGAGGGTCAAAAAAACCTTTTTCGTAGCATTCCTGAACTTTATGTTGGTCACATATGTAATTCCACTGCTTGCCAAAATTGCCGTCTTCCGGTTTATTCAGCTTATGATGCTTCGCCTTTACCTTTTGCATGGTTTCTCCTGTGTTTGATGAAGCGAATAAGGGGCACCGAAGTGCCCCTTATAATTAGTCAGTATCGGTCACAACATTGACAGTTACATCACTAACATCGACGATGCCCGTTGCAGCAGCAACAGCATTGACAATATGAGTACCATAGGTACTGATTGTCCCCGTCCGAATAGCGGTACCCCAAACTACGGTCGTGATAACATCCCCAATGGCGAGATTTACGTCGTCATCATCGTTGTTAAAATAACCAGCAGAGTCCACAGTCGCATGGGTGTCGAGTGTGTCGTATCTGTATGCCTTAAACCCGTTACCATCACCCATGAGAGTGAGTTGTGAGTTATCAAAAGCCATTTATACGTCCTCGTTAAAAGTATTAACAAAAACTCCGGGGCAATTGAAGCCCCGGAATTAATTATGAAACCGGAATAGCGGATGTGTCGTTAAGGTTACCCTCAATAACGCCAGCGTCATCAATCATAACGCTGTTGCCGGACATTGCGTGATTTACGAAATGAGCAGCACGGTCGCCGTGCCAAGTGATATCTGCTCCAATGGAGGTTTCACCCGACATTGTACCCGCTAGATTAGCCGGAGTTTTACCAGCGGCGTAACCAATTGCGGTTTTGTTGTAAACAAATACTTTGGAAGTAGCTGTTCCAACATTTGGAACACCTGAGTGGACAGTCCAAAGAACCTGCGCCCAACGTTTAAACATACCGACCGGAGCGCCTTCTACGAAAGGTAACCCGTTAGAACTTACATAATCAGCAGAAGCAAATTCTGGGATTACAGAAGCGACAGCCCACAGGTGTGGGGACATAACTCCATACATATTTCCGGGTTCGTAAGCGTCGTTGGAAATCATAGCTTCCACCATGTCCAAGAGGCCTGCCCGAGCTTGACCGATTGTAGTAACTGTAAGAGCTACCGTTGTTTGAGACGTGGAATCCAGAGTCGTGAGAATCTGGCTATCCACTTTACGACCAAGAGCCATCGCACCACCACGGGCGATTGCTTGGCGCTCGTCGATGTTAATTTTGGCTTCGTCAAGTTTGTCAACCCAGTCACCAGCATAAAAATCAGCGAGGGTGGTTGATATTGCAGTGTGAGTCTGATTCATAGGTGTTATGGTACCGTGACGAGCTTTAGTCGTCGCAGTTCCAGTTCCTATCTTTTGGAACGTAGCTACAGAGCCGACAACGTCCGTCTTAAACCGAACAGATGGCTTCAAAACAGAGCCATGCCGTTGGAATACGTCGTGAACGTCACGCTCGTACTGCGTAATAAACGCATTATTAATCGAGGTAGACATTTAAGTCCTCCATGTGAAAATTAAAGTTGGGCAACACGCCCTTAATACATTTCCAATGGAAGCCGATCTAAATGTCTTTTTCGGGAAGTCCGTTAGGAGGCCGAGAGCCATATTCGTTCGGGGCATAGGTAATGTTTCCTACTATGCGGTGAGGCCCATAAAGGGGAAGTCACCTGTAAAATTTATATCATTAATAGCCTTTTATGTCAACTATTTGCGTTTTCTTTTTTGGTAGTCTGCTCTAACTCGTGCTTCTTCTTTTTTACTCATGTGTGTCTTATGATGAGGTTGGGTGCTAAATTTTTCTTTTCTACCCTCAGAGTTCCTCTGTCTTATATCATCTGTTTTAGAAGATTTCTTCCTCGAAAAGTTTTGGGCAGCTACTTCCCCATCTTCAGTATTAGGGAAAGTATTTGGCCTCGTCCGTTTCCGATTTTTTCGAGACAGAGCAGCGTTAACCGCTGCTCTTCCCGACCGAAATCCTGCCGTATTCACTACAATAGTTTTTCCTTCATGTTCAAATGTAGCGCTTTTCTCGTGGCTCATAAATTCCTTGTTGATGTTCCGACAATTGGATCAGTCCCGTGGAGCTTCTCCAGTACCGCGAGTTCCTTTTGATCCCACCGTTGTGCTTCTGCGGTAAGACCTTTCCCCATAGCCTCGTTTCGTTTATCCCGAAATGATTGCGCTCTTTCTACGAGGCTGTCTCGTTCCCCTTCGGTAACTACACTACCAATAGAACCTTCGCCCAC